AACATAACAACGTAACGCTCCAAAAGAGAGAGATGGATTTTAGGGTGGAGCGCGCGCAGCGCAGAACACCAAAGTGCAAAGTTTTCCAACACGTCTCTCTCTCTAGTCTAGTTATTTTGTTATGTTATTATTATTATTAAGAGAGAATGTATAGAAAACAAGGACTTGGCGATCCCTAAAATAACAAAACCCCCCTTTTTTGGAGTGTTATGAAAGAATTGGCGTTATGTTACGGACAGGTAGTCCTATATCGTACCCGTCTAGTACCATCCGTTTGCACACGGATAGGGATACTGTCCCAGATAGTCCTATAAAGCATCAATAGCGGCGCTCACATTTGCGAACTTGGAGACGACAACACCAGCTACAACGTGGCACCATGAGTCGTCTACGAACGCAACACTGGTGTTACGCAGTTTGTGGCGTAGCTTGCTGGTGGCGGCAAAGGAGCGCGTAGAAGCCCGCCTCTTGTCCTTGGCGGTCGCGCTAGTCTGCTTCCAGCCTCGGTTACGTGACACGGCTCCTTGCGGCCCCATGAGCGTGTGGTCGATCTGCTTACCATATGTCGACATTGTAATTCCCTTTCGAGTAGACGCACCAAAGCACCCCGCAACTGATGAGTCGTGGGATGCTTGAGTAGGGCTACTTTGGATTATGCAGCTTGGGCCAGTTGCTCGGTGTGACGGGCCACGTGCTTTTCGTGCGCGGCAGTCACGGCGTCCTTGAGCGCGGCCATTGCCTCGTTCAGTTCTTTGCCGTCCAGCTTGACGTCGGTATATGTCTTGCTGTCACCGTTGGCAGCGGCACGGATTTGCGAAGCGAGAGCCTTGAGACGCGCGGCGGCGTCCAGTTCTTTCGCAATGTCAGCCATGGTCTCTTCATCGGCGTACCAAGCACGCACGTCGTTCATGAGGTACTCGACAACCTCGTCACCGTTCGCGAAGTCCGCCTTGTCACGTGCGGTCTTGTTAAGGCGATATGTTCCCGACGCAGCGTCGAGAGATGCGAAGCCGTAGTCACGCACGAAGCGCGCAGCACGTTTGCGGTTGATGCCGGATGCGCCAGCGAAAGCACGATCGTAGTACGTCACGTCGCCGTGGACATACGCATGAGCTGCCGCGTTCGCGAGGATCACTTGAAGTTCTTCGCGCATGGCAGCAGTCGTCTTGCCAAACGCAGTGATCTTGTTGTTCAGTTGCTTAGATGTGAGCATGTTAAATAGCCTTTCGGTTAAGTGTCAAAACAGAACACACATCGCTGTATGCTCTGCATTAACACAAGGTCAGGATCATACGCGGGTACACCATAAGAGGTGAACGGGTTGGCCCGTTGCGTATGCCTGACACAATGTGTCAATTCACTAAAACCGTGCCATGTTTCCATGTGCGGGCGGATCATCCGGTTGCTAAGACCAAGCCTTCGGGGCTTTTACATGTTACGCGCATCACTGCGGGCCATGTAAGGAGTTATCCTTTTTCAATCGCGCTGAAAGTAATCAACGCAGTGACCTCTTGCCAAGGTTCGGGGGAGCATCGCAGGCCGGTTCCACGGTCATCCTGCTACGTTCGGGCTATCCGCCCACCTCACGCGCTACGCGCGGTCGGTTGCTCAAAATCTGTCCTATTACCCCACGCGGCATAGTTAGGCCGACGTTTATTCTCGCGCGGTGGGAAGCGCTGCTCGCGGTCGTTGCGCAAAACTGCACTTGGTCCGCTCACTATGGCAGGGGTGATATGTCCCCTACATCTAACGCGGCCCGTCAACGGGGAGGGGTAGGGACCGACACCCCCGCCCGCCCACACCCACCCTTATGTATCGCGTACAACCCAACCCGTATTTTTGCCCCTTTTAAACGCATAACACATCATCAACTTAAAATTACCCTGACCCCCAATTTCGGCCCCGTGACACGCGCTTGACGAACTGAACCCACGCCCCTAATTTAACCCCGAAACTACAGGACACCGTTATGGCCCAGCAGGTAGACAAAGTCTCAGACCCGGAAAAGCGAGACAAACCCATCTTGTCCCGTGGACAGTTGCAGGGGATCGAGGACGACCCCGCAAAGATGGAAGTTGTGGCGCGCCTTATGGGTGCGGTGAACCTCGACAACCTTTTTCGCCACATGCAGAACCCGGAGATAAATCCGCAGACGCGCATCGAGTTTCAAAAGATGCTCAACAAAATGGGCAGGTTGGAGCCGGAAGAGAAATCGTCCGTTGACCCGAACGCCGGGCCCCAGGTGGTCATCAACATCACGCGTGCGGTGGATAACGACCACAGCGTCACCATCGAGGGTAAGGCGATCAATGCACCAGATTGATTTCGAGGTTATCCGGAGCCTCGACGACTTTTTCTATTCCGAGAAGTTCATATCACTGGCGATCGGCCCGGTTGGTTCCACGAAAACCACCGCCGGGATCATGAAAATCCTGCACCATGCAGCGCAGATGGCACCGTGCAAGGACGGGGTACGCCGGTCCCGCTGCATCTGGGTCCGGAACACACGAGAGCAGCTGCGCGACACGAGCATACCCGACTTCCTGAAGTGGATACCCGACGGGGTTATGGGGTACTTCCGCAAAACCGAGTACAAATTCGTCATCCAGGTTGGCGATATCGAGTGCGAAGTGCTGTTCCGTGGTCTCGACGACCAGAACGACGTGCGGCGTCTGCTGTCGTTGCAGGCGAGCTTTATCATTTTCGACGAGTTTCGGGAGATACACCCGGACATTTACAACGCGGCGCAGGGTCGTGTGGGGCGTTACCCCGACAAAATGATGAACGGAGTCGGGTGTGTGACCGACGACGGGCGGATGAACATGCACCTGTGGGGGATGACGAACCCGCCGGACCAGGATACCTTTTGGGAGAAGCTCATCGCGGAGCCGCCGGACAACGTGCACGTCACGATCCAGCCCAGCGGGCTTAGTCCGGAGGCAGACTGGACGAAGTTTTTGCCGGATGACTACTATGACAACCTGGCGCAGGGGAAAACCGAGGACTGGATCGCGGTGTACATCCACGCCGAGTTCGGCAAGAGCCTGTCGGGGCAACCCGTGTTCAAGTCGTTCAACAGGGACGCGCATGTAAGCAAACAAGAGATTACCCCGTTGTACAGCGGTCAGCCGTTGCTAATCGGTGTCGACGCGGGGCTTACGCCGGCGGCTGTCATCGGGCAGTTAGCCTACGATGGCAGGCTCGTGGTGTACGATGCGCTCGTGTCGCAGGACATGGGTGCGCTGCGGTTTATCCGTGAGAAGTTGAAACCCCTGCTCGTCAACAAATTCCCCGGGCGGCAGGTGCTTATCATAATCGACCCGGCGGCGTTCCAGCGCGTGCAGACCGACGAGCGGACGGTCGGGGACATTTACAAAAACGAGGGCTTTACGATCCGGGCCGCGCGGACGAACTCGTTGGCGGCGAGACTTGCTGCCGTGGAGAGTTACCTGACCCGTGTGGTCGACGGCAAGTACGGCGTGATGATCGACGGGAACAGTGCGCTGCCGCTGGTGCAGGCCATGGCCGGGAAATATAAATACAAGATTAACACCAAGGGTGCTGTGGACGACAAACCCGACAAATCGCACCCGTGGTCAGACGTGTCGGATGCGTTCCAGTATCTGTGTCTGCACGCCGATGGCGGCGAGACGTTCAGGTCCGGATTAGCGTCGTCGGACGTGCGCCGGGAGGTCGTGAAGGTCAGCTCTGGCGGCTGGACATGATGCGTTGACGAAATAACTGATAGAAGTTACCGTGGCGGCGACGTCACACATGAGAGATCACCATGAACTATGGCCACGCACTGATCCCTGTTGCGCGTTCGTCCGACCTCGAGGCGGCAGCGAAACGGGCGGCGGAAGACAAACAGCGTTCTCCGGTTATCCAAGGGCTTGCTTCGCACGTCCGGAAACGGTGGACATCCATGCGTGACCACAAGAAGCAGGAGATCGAGCCTCGTCTGGCCAAATGCCTCCGTGTATGCAGCATGACGGCCGCCCCCGAGAAGCTGAGCGAGATCAG